CGGCGTAACGCTGCACTCCCGCCACGAAGATGCGAACCCAGCTGTATCCGCCGGAGCTGCCCACCTCGGCCTGCACCGGGTAGCATGTCCCCTCGGTCAGCTTTCCGCCGTTATAGGACTTGTCCACCGCATTCACATCGGGCGCGGTGAACACCTCGCATTTGCCGCTCGTCACTTTCAGAAATTTCATGTTGTCATCCTTGCTTTCTGTATCCATATAAGTACCAACCGCGTTTCGAACGCCCGCATAGCCTGCCGGGTCTATCGGTGTTCCATAGGCGTTGCGCACCTCAAAGTGTGTATGCGCGCCGAAGCTGTACCCAGTGTTTCCCATCGTGCCCAGCGCCGTTCCCGCCTGTACCCGCTGCCCGGCCCGTACACGCAGGCTGCCCGCCGCCAAATGGCAGTAGTAATATTTGCGCCCGTCGTTGCCGTCGATGCGCACATAATAGCCCCACTGCCATGTCAGGCCGCCCGCGCTTTTGGATACGATGCCTGCAAAGCCCACCGTTCCGCCCGCGACGGCGTGCACTGTTTTATCGTCGTCACCTACAATGTCAATGCCGTTGTGGCTCGGGCGGGCAGACAGCCGAAAACCAGATGTCACCCGGTTCCTGCCTTTGAAAATCATCATCCGCTCGTCCTCCTTTACAGCCCCAGTGCGGCAAGCTGGCGCTCCACGAACGTGAGCTGTTCCAGCGTGGCAACGAGGTGCACTTCCTCGACAGGTTCACCCGTCGCATAAGCCACTTTCGTTACGCACTGTTTGCCGATGGAGCGCGGATAGGTGAAATCTGCATAAATGTTGGTGTACTCTTTTTCCGGGTTTTCCGCGTCGATGTTCTGCAAGGTGATTTTCTTCGTCGCCTCGCTGTCAGTCATAAGCGTGTAAAACTCGTCCAGCGTCATTGCGTCTGCCGACATGTGGATTTCAAGATAGCTGCGCGCCGTGGTAGACATGGACGGGTAACATGCGGTCTCGTGCAGCACCTCGTAGGCGCTGCCGTTTTCCAGTGTGATTTTCAGCATTTTGTGTACCTCCTATACAACATAAATTTGTGATATGTACATCTTGTGGAACGTCAGGAATCGCCAGTTAAAATAAGCTGTGCCGTTAAAACTGAACGGAATTTGAAGGTGAAAACTCTTTGCTGTGTCGCCTATCTTCATATACTGGTTGCAAATATTCGGGTTATAGTCATTTGCAACGCTGGAAAGTCCGAACCAATCCTCACCGTAGTTTGCTATGTTCAGTTCATAATTTCCAACAACGTGCAACATACTGTATCCGGAAACGTTATATCCGCCGCTTATAATTTTTAGCTGCGTATCACCATAACCGCCGCGGGCTATCAGTTTCCCGTTTTCATTTTTGTTAAATTCGTAGTTGTTGGGATAGGCGCTCCAGTGCACCCAAATATTTCCGTTATTCCCTATTACGCCGTTATTGTAAATGAAAAATTGCTTTTGCCAAACGAGGTTGTTATTGTGATAAACCTTGTTGCTGGCATTACTGTTGTGATATACATTGTTCGATTGCGGGACGTTGTTGCTGTTGTAATATAGCGCCATGTCTGCACCGCCTCACGAAAATGATATCCACAGGTTCCCGTCATAACCCATGCCAATGGCGTTGTTATTCACTTTGGAAAGCCCCACCTGGTCTTTGGTGTGTGTGTGGCTGCTATTGGCCTTTCCGCTCAGCTTGGTGTTCATTTCGGATTCGGTGTAATAGCGGTCGTCATGGTTATGTGTGGATGGCGAGTACGTCTCAGGCTTGCCCGTTATGCCGTCCCATGGTGCCGCCGCAGCTTCATCCACCACACCGTCGCCGTCCGCGTCATACACAGTTTTCAGCATGACTTCGCTGCCTTGCTCAATACCATCCACTTCCGCGCGTAAATGGTCAATGAGCTGCTGCACCTGCTCCTGCAGCTGGGCGGTGGGGATGCCCGTTACGCCGTCGCGCATCAGCCCACAGTATTCTTCGTTGAGGCGCTGGTCAGTGATGGCGCTGGCGCTGATGCTGATGACGCCTGCACCGATCAGGACCGTGGCGATATACAACTCGTCGTAATTGGCGTCGCGTACAGGCGGTACCACGATGGGGGCGGAAGATGGAGCGCCTTTTTTTACCACGATCTCGGCGCGATTGTTCACCTTATCGAGCCGGCATACAATTGCGTCGATGCGCTTGAGTGCGCCGTCGGCGGTGTCCAGATCGAGAGTGAGTGCCTGCTCCTGCAAGGCGGCTGTACCCCAATAGTCCGACCATTTGAGCCAGGCAAGGCCGGGGGAAACGGATACGGACAGGCCGCTTTCGCTGGGCGTCACTGCGAGGTTTCCGTCAGAAGAAAAAACGCCGCGCGTGCGCGTGGCGAGATAAGTGCCCATATCCTTGGCTTCGTAGGGCGTATTGTCGAGAGGAAAACAGATCATCGGCTCAAAGCCTCCTTTGTAAGGTTGAAATCCGAGAGCACAGCAGTAACCTTTTTGCCAGTGCTCTCGTAGATAGTGCGGACAGCCGAAATGCGTGCGGACAGCCGTAGGCCGTACCGGGTGAGCTTGAGGGGCACGATATCGCCGAGCGCGTAGTCTCGGCCATACTCCATCAGTCCCTGGCCGATGGACGCATCGACTTCCAGCGTTTGCAGGTTCTCCGCCAGTTTTTCCAGCCCGCGGGCCTGCAGAACAGCCGCGTATTCTTCTTCGGTATAGGTGGCCTCGGTGTATGTATAGCCGCCGCTGCCGTCCGGCGCGGCGATTTGGTAGGTCGTGCCGATGTCCTTAGCGTCTACCCACAGTTCGCGAAGCTCATCGCCGGTATACGACCCAACGTCCACCTCCACGATTTTGCGGCTGGCGCCTTCACCCTGGCCGCCGATGATGGCATGATTTTTCCAGCCATCTGAGCCGCGCACGATCTTGAGACCGGACAGGTTGTCGATGTCGTCGCCAAAATAGCCGTTGTACCCGGCGCCCTGCGTGCGGTCTACGCCCTCGTAGACCTCGAAAGCCTCTGTACCCGTATCAGGCGCAAACACCTCCCGAAAGCCCAACCCTGACGCCGTAGCGAGAGTGATTTCGGCATCCAGCACACTTCCCCAGGTGATTTGCGTATCGAGAGAGACCGCGATGCCTTTGGCCGCGCCTGTGATGCCGGGCAGCCCCCGGCGGTGTTTGATTGTGAGGGACAGCATACCGGCTTCGGCGTTGTGCACCTGTTCTGTGGCCATAACGACACGGTCCGCCCAGCGGGCTGCGGATAACACGGCCCGCACAGTGAGTTTGGCATCCTTTCCGTCATCGTCTATTTGCGTTTGGCGGATGATGGCGCTTTCAGGCTGCTCCGTACAATACAGGCGGTTGCCGTCAACCAGCAGCGCGCGGTTTTTCTCTGTGGCGCTGCACACCAGTTTGATTTCTCCGGCGTCCTGATACTCCGATAGCCATTGCAGGCTGCGGATATCCTCGACAAGCCCGATGCGCTCCCGGGCGGGGTTGTACACATAGAGTGTCATATCCCGGGGACCACCCCTTTCGGCATGATGACCTGCACGCGAAGCCCCTCCCGGTTGTTGGCCGCGTCGCAGCGGATGGTATTCGTTCCGGGAGCCATCTGCATATTGAGATCGCTGCCGACATCCAGATATTTGAAGCCGTTAGCTTGCGTGCCGTCCGGGAGCTGGAGCGTAACGCCTTTACGGCCATAGACAGTAGAGACTGTGATTTTTTCGCCGGCTGCCATCACCTTATTGATTTTGATAAAGGTGCCGCGCTCGACATGGTAAAATTCAGGGTCTGTTACTTCGGTGGCTGCGGTGAATATGACGTCAAATTCCATCGCAGCCGTGCCGTCGTTATTCACGACGGTGAACAGGCTGTCCGAATATTTGGATATATACCAGGTGCCTGCCAGCGAACACGGAAACTGGAACAGCTTCGTAAGGCCCGCGACCTGCGCGCTGCCGTCCGCCGTACTGCGCCAGTATGGGTAGGGGCAATGCAAGACAAATTGAAAGTCCTGCACAACAGAGCCGTCGGAAAATTCCGGCGTCCGTTTCGGCGCGCCGTCGATGTACCAGCTCTCGCCGTTCTGGATGACGGTCAGACGCCCGGTCACGCCCGGCAGCACACAGGCCAGGATGCCGCGGCGGTTCGCCTCCACTGCGGCGAGGACTGCGCCGTTGATGGTGATGTCCCTCGGCTGCACGGATTGATTACTGATGGTGCTGCCCACCTGCCCTGCCCCTTGGGATTCGCTGACAGCGACATCGTTGCCCGAGGCGCCGGTGATGGAGGTGATCCAGAGTGCGCTGCCGTGTTTGCTCAAGAATGTGATACTGTTGGCGCCGGACGCATATGTAACGATAGTGTCCTTGTTCATGGGTTTTTCCACCGGCTCCTTTCCAACAGATTTTCAGCTTCGCGCGTAAGTTCGCTTTCCGACAAACTGTCATGTGTATTGATAGTTTGGTAAAAATTTGTTGTCCCGCCATAACCTCCTGCATAGGCAAGCGCCGGCACACCCGTTGGTTGGTCATAGTGCAGCCCCATCGCTATATCAGCATTCATAGCAGCCGAAGTGAGCTCGGAGATGCCGCGCATGGCTTTTGAGATGGGGCGGGTATTCCTTTCGATACCTGAGGCGATACCCAGCGGGATAAATTTGCCAACCTCGTCGCGCATAAGCTTGGATGGAGAGGCAATTCCAAAAAAACTTTTAATGGCGTCAAGTGCCGAACGGGCGATATTAATCGCCGCATCCCACAATGCTCCTGCCATGGCGCCGATACCATTGATAAGACCGATGATAATGTCTTTCCCGAGCTGGAGCCAGTCCACTTCCAGAATGGTATCCCACAGCATCCCTGCGATTTCGCCTGCAGCGGCAATAATATCCGGCAGAGCGTTTCCGATTCCCTTGATTAAACTGACGATCATATCGAACCCAGCAGAAAGGATCTGCGGGAAATTTTGAATAAGCCCTTTCACCATGGATAAAATCGCCTGAGCAGCAGCCACAAGCATCTGTGGCAGGGCTTGTCCTATTCCGTCGATCAGCGACATGAGTACATCTGTGCCGGTCTGAATGCACAGCGGGAAGTTCGCCACGAATGTGTTTATCAGTGTTGTAATGATGTCGAGCGCCATCTGAAACACATGTGGCAGAGATGATGCTATTCCGCCGATGACCTGGGTGAGGATTTCTCCGCCCTGCTGGAGCAATTGTGGCCACATTGTGGAAAATCCAGTGCACAACTGTGCAACGATTTGCTGCGCCGACGTAAGCATTTGCGGGAGGCCCGATGCTATACCAGCCCGCATTTGCGGAATAAACTCCATGAAAGCCGAAACCAACTGCGGCAGGGCCGTTTGAATGAACGTTACAAGCGCGCTGGGCAATGCACTGAGAATATTCCATACTGCGGGCAGCAAATTTCCGACCAGAAAAGTGGTTACGGTCTGCGCGAGCGCTTGCAATGCAGGTCCTACATTCTGCCCGAGCGCAAGTTGTCCGAGCACGTTTTTGAATGCAGCCTTCATAGACGCGAAAGAGCCGGATATCGTGGATGCGGCCTCCTTGGCCGTCGTACCCGTGATATCCAGCTCTCCCTGTATTACATGAATAGCGGAGTAAACGTCGCTCAGATTATTGATGTCATATTTTACTCCGGTGATTTTCTGTGCGTCAGCCAGCAGACGCTGCATTTCAGTTTTTGTGCCGCCATACCCGAGCTTTAAGTTGTCAAGCATGGTATAGTTCTGCTTCGCAAATCCCTGATAGGCGTTTTTTATGTCCTCCATGCTGGTGCCCATTTTATTGGCATTGTCGGACATATCCTGCATAGCCATATCCGCGATATCTGCCGCCTTGGCAGTGTCCCCAGCCATACTCTGCAAGAGGCTTGCTGAAAAGCTTGTGGTCAGCTCCATGTACTCGTTGGCGCTCATGCCAGCTGTACGGTATGCTTCCGCAGCATTTTGTTTGACCTTATCGGCACTTTCTTTAAACAGCGTTTCAATGCCGCCGATGCTCTGTTGCAGCGCTGCTCCCTCGGTGATGGTAGCCGACAAGGCTTTTCCGATGGCAGCCGTCGCAATAATGCCCTTCAACGCGCCAATGAGCTTTCCGCCAAAACCTTTACCGGCGGCCGCTCCGGCACTGTCAGCCTCTCCGCCCAAGGCTTGCGTGATGCTGCCCTTGATGCCCTGCGCTGATGGTACAATCTGCACATAGGCTTTTGCAAGTTCAGTAGCCATGCTTCACCCCCGTTATCCGCTCCCATTCAGCTTTAAAATCTTCTGCATTTTTAAAGGATTGTACCGGCCCGCAGTTGCACCCCTGCCACATCATAGCCGACAGAATTGAGGCTGGCCGTTTTCGACCTGCTTGGCCGTCTTTGGTCTGTGCCCAGGCCAAAAAAGAAAGTCTATCTACGGCGGCGGACAACAACAATGTATCCGTGGTAACGCGTATGCCAGATAGATGCATTTTGATGCGGGAATCATCCCTCAAACCGACAGCGAGCGTTGCCAGCAAGGCAGCCGGCAACGCCCGATAGTCTAAAATCCCGTATGTTTCCGCGAAATCACACACCAGCGCATCCTCATTCGCGGCGATCATGTCGGCGAGGGCGATTATTTTTTTCCTTTTGCACCAAATGCCGAGAATATTTCGATCAGCTCCTGGCTCACAGCGTCGACAGGCACACGTCCGTCATCGTTTCGCAGATGGTCGTACAGATTCTTGCGCATATCTTTTCCGAGCAGCAGCAGGCACGCCCTTGAGATTGCAATGGGGTTGTCATCTTCCGTCTCGGCCAAAGCGTCAACGAGTTCCATATTGTTGATAGCGTTTTCATCAAGCGCAAACAGGAATCCGGATTTTGTTTTTCCCTCTACCATGATGCCCCTCCTTATGCACTCGCCGCATTCTTGATGTACTCGTAATGCGTGTTGCCACTGCTGTCAGCCGACGCGGTGATCGTGGTCTCGTATCCGACTTCCTTTTCATCCGCATAGGTAATGTCGCCCACTTCGGACACTTTGCCGTTGGGGATGACAATGCGTTTTGCGACGCTGCCGCGCAGGATCATATCGACAACCCACACGCATGCAGGCTGCTCGGTGTTATTGGCTTTGACCGTGATGCCGGTCTCCAGCGTCCCGGTAACATTCGAATCTCCGTATACGGCCTTCAGGGCCTCGATGTTCAACGCTTCAATGAGCGTAAACTTGAAGGTGTCTTCCTTGCTGCTCTGGTATGCGTATACTGTATCGCCGCCCCAGGCCTTGATGCTGCTGCTCTCGGGCGAATTGCTGTTGACAAGTCCGTCCTCGCTGGCATATCCCAGCTCCTTGAACGCAACATCAAGCTCTGAAGACGCATCCGTGGGCAGGCTTGTGCCCAGAGGAGCGCGATAGATGGCGCCGCCCGTTTTGGGTTTGCTCACGGTTACTTTGGTCGCGTCTGCCATAGTCCTTTATCTCCTTTCGTAGTGCGTCACATCGTATACCGCCTGATAGCGATATCGTTTGGACGCTGTATCGGTAAAATTGTAATCGCTGTTTAACCGTGCCGCACCGATATCTGCCAGCTCGGGTAAACTGTCCATGGCTTGCTTTACCTGGTCGTTTAGCTGTGCCGCTTCCAGCAGGTTCCCGGCATAGGACTGCACCGCCATCATGGCCGTGCAGATGCAGTTTTTTCGGCTGCTGCTGGTTTTTTCCAGCACAACAAAAGATGCTGGAGCTTCCTCCGGCATCTCCATGAAAATAGGCACGGCGAGTTTTTTGGTCAGATGATCCAATATGATTTTTTCGATCATACGTGTCACCTCATTGCCTTAAGCATCGTATTGTTTTTCAAATTGTCATTTTCAGCGGCGTTCGTGGCGGCGCCTACGATAGCCACTGCGCGTGTTTGTGCGATATACACCTCATAGCCATCTCCAGCCCGTGACTTGATCTCTGCGGCGCGTGCCTCCACAACGGCTTTCATCTCCGCGCTGCGCAGCAGCCCTCGCACACCGGCTGAGTTCAGCACGACCTTCAGTTTACCCATACCGTTCCACCTTCACCTTTTTGTTCCAAAGCAGCGGGATCAAATCCTCGATGCCCTGGGTCACGCCGCCATAGGTGCGAAATTTTTTGCCGAAAAATTCGACAGTCGCATTTTCCCAGTCGTGGGCGTCCCCTTTAGGAATGCCCAGCGTGTAGGCGATTCGCTTGCCGTACAACTGCAGGTCGTTGACGATGTCCTCTGCTGTAGGTTCACCCACAAGCACGTTGGGAACGTCTATCGGGGTCTCGGTATAGACCGGCGCATTGAATGCGTCAGTGCCTGTCTGCGACTTTACATGGAGCCGGACGGTAATGCCATGAATCATTCTGCCGCCACCCCTTCCAGCGGACTGTAGCAGCCGATTTTGTTTCCGATGCCAAGCAGCCGCTTTTCAATCTTGGACAGATACATCTCACCCACGCTGCCGCTGTTCATGGTCCAGCTTTGTGAATATCCGAGAGCCGCCACTGAACCCTGCGTCGCTCCCGTAGGAAATGTGATGGCGTCGCCCTCTCCGCTGCCAAGCTGTCGGCGCACCATCCGGCAGGAGACAAGCTCTTTTGCATCTGCGGCCGCCTCTTTGTTGTAGGCGTCGATGATGACGGCGGCCTCCTCCAGCATTGCGTCACACCGCACGGCCTCATCGTCACTCAAGGGGCGAAATCCTGCTTCAACATCTGATACTTCAGCATATTTCATCGCCGCACCTCATTTCTTTACGGGCGCACACTTTTTTCGGGCCTGCCGGGGCGTTTTCTCTGGAAGCGCGGGGGCCGTTCTGGCCCCCGCAGCATCCTTTTCAACAGGTTTGTGACCCGCAAGGCGGTATTCCTCCTCACGTCCTGAATCCACCCACATGCGCGTCCCCGTTAAGCTGTTGATAAACTCCGCCATTGTTAGGACCCCGTCTTTGCCTTGCCCGTAAGTTTGTTGAATACGGAGGTGTCGCAGCGGAAACCGACCTCGATCTCGGCGCGGACGGCGAACATATTCTGCTCAAACAGATTGATGGTGCTATCGCCGTCGGTCAGTGTTGCCTGGTCGGAAATAGCGATCTGTACGCCCTCCACAGTACCGTACACAGCCTGCGTCCAGTCGCCTGCAAAGCCCACGACTGCATCGGCAGTGGCGGTCTCGGCGATGTACGCTCCCTTGCTCTGCTTGACAGGCGCGCCCAGGATCATGGGAACCGCGCCATCCGCCACGTTGTTGATGAACAGTGGGCGTTTATTGCCATCCACGGCTGTCAGCAGCATGGATTTCGCCTTCGGGGAAAGAACCCAGCCGTTCAGAATGCCATCATGGTCAGCAATGTCCGCGTCCGCTGCCACAAGTCCGCCGTAGGCATCGGTCAGGATGCTCTGGGCAGTGCATTTTGCCAGAGAATCGAAATTGGAGCCAGGCACGTCAGCCGCGCCGAAAACAGTGGCGTCGAACTTCTTGGCCAGCACGCCCGGCAGCCGCTGCACCATGGCGTCGTAAAGAGCTTTCGCGTCACGTCGGAACTGATTGGAGAAAGGCACGATGACTGCCAGCGTGTAAGGGGCCATCTGCTTGGTGGCCAGAGTGCCGCGCTTGACTGGCTTCTTTTCGGTCTCTCCGACCCAGCCGGCTTCAGGATCGCCGGTAATGATCGGCACGGTCACGCCAAGGCCGGGCAACGCAATCCGACGAGCCAAGCGCATAACGGCGGAGGATTCCTGCGTCTTCTGCAAAATATCGCCGGAAACAGCAGGGGGGAGTGAGATAGAAGTCGTTCGGTTGATATCAATAGATGTAGGACCTGCCATAATTTTTTCTCCTTTACTTCATGACCTGGTTGAACCACTCAGCGAACTGCTCGCTGGCGGTCCCACTAGGCTGGTTGTTTGGGTCCCCGCCGTCCCTTACGTTCGGATAGCCGGACACAAAGGCGTTGGGGTCGGTCTTTTTGTAGTCGGCAAGGAAGTCATCAAAGCCCAGCAGCTTGCCGTCCTGCAGGGTCAGATTTTTGGCCTTCAGCTCTGCCAGAAAGGCTTTTCTGGCGCTCTCGCAGGAAAAACGGACACCGGACACGGCACTCTGGGCGGCAAAATCGCTCTGCAGTGCGGCCACCTGTGCCTGGGCTTTACTTTCTGCCTCTGCGGCCTTATTTTTCCAGTCTGGGTCGTAGCCCTCCAGTTTCTTGTTGGCCTCATCCAGCTGATTCTTTGCGGCGTCCCGCTCAGTGGTCAGGGTGGTGATGGTCTGCTTCTGGCGTTCGATATCAGCGCCGTGCAAATCCATGATTTTGGTGAGCTGCTCATCGGTGATGTCGGGGAGAATCCCTTTTACTTCCTCGCGCTTCATATTCAATCCTTTCCGCCCTGTGCTTTTTACGGGGTCGCTCCCTCGGGCTGTACAGTTTTACGCCGTGCCGGGCATATTTGGGTATAAAAAGTGCCCGCCCACCCCTCACGCGGGGAAAGCAGGCATGAAAAAGCGCCTTTGCAGCATCTAAGTGCAAAAGCGCATGCCACACGGTGCGTGCGCATCGCGGTTGACAATATCCTATTTGCCAGATATAATAAATATAAAGAAGCACATCGTTGCCGGTTTTATCTTTCCTTGTGAAAGTGTGGCGGCGGTAGGCTTCTTTTTTATGTTTTTTTTGCTGCTTTCAGAATTGCTCCATCACGCACAATAACAACTTCATTAACAAATGCAGTTTCAGGGTCGCTAAATATCTTTTCAACTTGTTTGTTGATGATTTCTTCTGTTATCTGTTCTGCCTTAGATACATCAACAACAAAATTTTCGGCTTGCTTCTTGCCTTTCTTGATCCTCTGATAGATTGTATTCTGTCCAGCCTTGCTCTCAAGAGTTTTCAAGTCATAACCTTTCCCTCGGAACAGGTAGTCCGGCGTCCGAACACCTTGCGGATTATTCACCCTCGGAACCATGTAAATTTCTCCACCAAGTTCTCGTTCGAGAAGCTCTGCAATTTCTTTTTCATGCGCAGAATAATCCAGCTGGACATTATGACCATCCACCTTGTAGGTCATACCGCCAACGGCGTACTCCTGCAAATCCTGGACTCTGTGGCTGTTAGGCGTGGCGGCTGCATACATTTCCAGTGTGACATCCTTGTACGCTGCGGATTTCTCAGCTTTCCCATTCCCTGGCTTTACAACCGCCTGCCGGTCCATCCGCGCCGCATACGCCGCGCGCTTCTGGTCGTTGATCTTGTCTTTGTTCTTGGCATACTGCTCGCGGCGCATTGCGTTGATGTCGCCGCCATGTGCGTTGTACTGTGTAAGATACTTTTCCGGGTCATATCCGGCCACGGTGGTGCGGCTGTCGAAGCGCACCGCGTACTCGCAATTGCAGTGTGCGTGGATGTGCTCGGCATGGTCGCCCTTCAGGGCCTTCTTACTGGCTCTCTGCCAGCCGCGGCTTGCCAGCGTGATGCAGAATGCACAAGTGTCTCCATGGGGAACCCACGCCCACTCAGCGCCATCGCGGATGGCGTTTTTCAGCGTGGTATCCGCCCCGGCGCGCTTCACAAGACGGCTCACGCCGCCCTGCAGCTGCGGCGGACTCTGTTTGGTAGCGTTCACCATTTTTGCGGTCTCGTTGTAATCTGCAGGTTCGGCAGGTACTGCGGGCGGCACATCTGCGCCGGATGCCTCTGCCATAGCATCGTACATCTGGCAGGCAAGTTCTGCGCTACCCTCGCCGTATTTCTGCACCAGCGCCTGCGCATAAGCAATCAAGGCGCCAGTATCCTGTGTTCCGTGGCGGGCGATGTAATCGGCCATTTTTTGCCCGGCGGTCTCGTTAATTTTCGCCAGCCGGGTGATGTACTCAATCCACGTATTCTCCGTTATCTGCATTGTCCACCTCGACAATCAACTGCTGGCCGCGCACCCGCTGCTCCTGCGCCTTGATACGCCGGATATCCGCCTGGTCGAAACCGATCATTTCGAGGAACGTGTCGGTGCTGGAAAATTCCTTTCGGGCGGAAGCAATCTTGATTGCCGCGTCCGCTGTCACCGCCACGCTGGGCATGGCCGGGTTTTTGAAGTGCGGCATGATGTCCAGTTCCTCTGTGGTCAACTCATCCAGACGAACGTCCCGGACGATGGCCTGTGCCATCTGGATGATGGTTTTCAGCGCGTCGCCGTTCCCCGTGTTCAACTGCTGAGCCATGAGCACCAGCGTCTGGCTCTGGGCCAGAATGGCATCACTGCTGGTGGGGTTCGCGTCGTTGATAATTCCCACATCGGTGATGGTCAATCCAGTGGCCGCTGAGAACTGGGTGGCCGTCATGCGCATCTTGTCTACATGCGGCTGAAGGCTGCCTTGTGCCAGCTGCCCGAACACTGGATTTTCCCCAGTCTCCGGATTGCTGGTGGATGCCAGCAGACTTCCCACATACTGCTTGAATTTATCCGACATGATAACGTCGTACTGTTCATCGGTCACACCCAACAAATACTTTTGTGGAGTGGTATCGAACTCCAGCGCAATGGTGGCGTTGGCCACAATCCTGATATAATCGTCGATAAGAGCGCGTACCGCCCGCTTGAGGCGTGACCTCCCAAAGGGCTTACCAGTTGTGGCATTCCAGAGCAGAGGCTCCATCAGGGGGCGGCCCATTCTATGAGTGTGTCGCTCCGCTGTCCAAATGCTATTTCGTTCTGTTAGAACGATCACCGCGTCGTCCGTGTACAGATTGACGATGTGAGGCCGCCATGTGCCTTCGTCTTTTTCATCCGGCACTGTGTCGATGATAGCGAGACCGCAGCTGATGCGTCCTTTTTCACCGCTCCACAGTGCTGCAGAAGTAGCAGGTGAATGAAATCGGATGCGGCATTTCAGCATAGGGTCGGATGACAGGGTGGCGAATACGCAGCCATATTTCAACTCATCCCGGCAAGCCTTGCCGTATTCAGCCAGCAGCCGGTTTCCGTTCACCAGTTGAGCCACTGTGTCCGCCGCCGTACCGCTGCCCACAAAGCCGTCGAACATGCTGCGGGATGCCAGAGCATCTACGGCCTTCTGACCCCAGTTGCAGCCCACTTCCAGATTCCGCAGTCCCCGCGGCAGTGCGATGCCGAGGTTCACATCGTTCAGCGTCACATGGCCCTCGTAATACTTGTCCTTTATTGCGTTGCGGCCCTGGTGGTATTGGTACACATCAGCCAAATCGCACAACTGGCGCAGTTCCTCGACGGTCAGGCCCCGCACGGTTCCAAAGTTCAATGTGATCATCGTTTCACCCCTTATCCGATACGCATTTTCCGCGTCGGGTCTCGTTTGCTTGTTTTCGCTCCCCACAGTGCAAGGGCGCACGCTTCAATCGGCAGGCTGTTCTCCCCGCCGAACCCAAAACCTCCCGCTATAGGGCGTTTGGCAGCGGTCACGGCGCTGTCTCGCAAAATTTCCTGTGGTCTATACCATGTCAGCTCGCCCTCGTTGACGCTGTTGACCAGAAGCCCCGCAGCAGCCACGACATCCTTAGCGGCGGGCCGGATTACAGCTCCCTTCATGCGCCAGGTATCGCTGATCCTGTCCACCAGCACGTCAGCACCGCCTCTTCCGTCAATCACAACACAGCTTGCCTTGGAATACCGCTCATTCAGCCAGTCGACAAGCCATGTAAGGCCGCGCCCCCCGGGCTGCAGCTCGATAAGAGAGATGCGGGCCGGATCATCTTTCGGAATCACCGCGCCGCACAGGCAGACTGCGCTGCCATCAGCAGCAAACTTAACGCCGTATGCGGTTTTGCCCTCAGGCTTCGTGTCATCGCTGGCACATTTATTCCAGGCATCCTTGTCGATGGCGTGATCTACCTGTTCTGTGTGCACCGGGCTCCACCAGCCGAGGCGTTCCCTGGCAAAGGTGTCCGGGTCAAGCTGTTCGGCCTCACCCTCAATTGTGGAGAGTTGGATGCGCCGCCCCAGCGCCGGGTTTGATTTTGCCCATCGGTTTTTGTCCTTCACGTTCCCGATCTCCTTCACGGAAAACTCAAACCAGGCAGTGCGCCGGGATTCTCCGGCAAGGGCGCGGCGACGCAATTCCCGAAAAACGGTGCCGGTCACGTCCGGTCCGGGCGGTGTCCCTACGTAGATGGTCTGGGGGTTCAAACTGGCGGAAATGGCAGGCAGGAAAGACCCTTGCGCCGTTTCGTCCAGCTCCTGGGCCTCGTCGAAAATCAGCAGGTCGCCATGCTGGCCGCGTCCGCCATTCCGGGTGCGAGCCAGAAACTTGATGCGTGAGCCACTCTTCAAAATAATTTGTTCGCGGCCAAGCGCAGTTTTAATTTCAGCCACATGTCGGCGCAGTTTGGCTCCCTCAAAGAAATCGCGCATCTCCTCAAACGTCTCTGTTGCCGTTTTTTGGAGGTGCGCGGTGTAAATAACAGATTCGTTGAACAATAGCATCCCCGCTATGGACCGTCCCTGTACCAGTAAGCTCTTGCCGTTCTGGCGGGGGACGCTGCCGCCGCAGGAAGGCGCCGCCCAGCGCCCAGCAGCATCTCGGCCCATCCAATCCGCCAAAACGTCACACTGCCATGGATCCAGTATGGTACCGCCTACTTTTAACAATCGAGCCGCATCCTGTCCGTCGGAACTACGGTACTCCGGCGCGATTCTTTCGGACGGCTCCTGGCTTCCCAGCAGCTTGTCTGATTGAGAGGATCTCGCCGATTTCGTCGCCATTGCTTTCTGCTCCTTCTATCTCCTCAATTTCCCGAACAGTCTCGCGGTACTGCTTGGCCAGTGCAGGCAATTCCCTTGCATTTTCACAGCTATCTATGCTGGTTGCCAGCACACCCGCAAGTGTTTTGAGCTGTTTCAGCCGGTCACCCCGGGCGGTTACACTTTTCATCTTCACGATTTAAACCACCCTTTCAAAAATTCCCTGTGTGTAAATCGGCGCTGGACGGCAAAGGGGTCGCCTTTGGGGTGGGGAGGGGGTATCCCCCCAACCTACCATTCGCCGTCTTTGACTGTGGGGTCTTTTGTAAGCTTTTCGCCGATATTTGCATCAAAAAAGCTCGTTTTATTGCCTTTTTGTGCATTACAAAAATAGTGTGCAGGCTGCAGATTCGTCCAGTCCTCTGCTGCTGCTCTAGGAGAGGCGTATCCGAATGCTTTCCACTTTGAAACTGGTCTAATTTCATCAATGACGAAAGAAAGTGGATGCGAGGAATCAGAAGGCTCGTCATAGTGAATTGGACCGAAACGGCCCTTGCATATGCCGCACTCGGCCTCCATCGCTTTAAATCTGGCGCGATACTTACGGCGCAACGAGCCGTTTGCATACCTGGGATTGCCCAACACGCGCCACCTCTCTCAGGACATATGATTAAAGCCCACAAAAGCGGGCAGGGGATAGCCAGAACATAGGAAACGGCCCCGCCATGGTACGCTGCCTTTCAGCTCGCGCGGCAGGGCCTGCATCATAATCCGGGCTGCTGTATCTACCGGCGCGCATGATACGCTCCCACAAGAAGCTTGCGCGGCTCCATTCTGCAAAAAGCGCCCAAGGACTGGGACGCTTTCGTATACTCCTTCTACACATGGCAGATGAGCTATAAAACTGATGCGGGTTATATTCCCGACCCGCGGCGGTATTAACCGGCTCTCACGGTTGGCACGTCTGCCAGCGTCGGCCCCACAGGATCACCTGATCGGTGGCAGCTCGCTTTTTTCTGCGCTTTGCCCGGGCTTTGACAAATCAGCGTCATGGCGTTCCCCAGCGCAGAAAGGAAAAAGCACGCAGATTTCTCCACGCGCTTTTCCAAGTATATTGTATCGCATTGTTTGTATGGTACACAAGTGCAGTAATGTCCATTTATGTACAGTCTTGTCCGCTTCCACAGAAATGGTGTACGGCATCATCATGCAGCTTGTACACGGTTGTTCTGCTTACACGCGTTTTCCCATAAAGCGCATCCTTTACTTGAGGCCAGGACATCTGCTGCCCATATCTGAAATCGGTGTATCTGAGCCGCAGAATTTCGCGTTCTAACGGGTCTTTCAGTGAAGCAATGACTTTATCCACCTCATGCATTACGGCGAGATTCTGGGCGTATTCTTCGCTGTGTGAGGCGCAATAGTCTATGCGCTTGTCAACGGACTGCATCGGGTCGTGTGCGCCTATGTGCTGGCTGCCATCTCCGGCTTGTGGTGTAATGCTGGTTTCAGCGGATTTCATCGCCATGACGCGTTGCTCAATGCTTTGATTGGCCCTCCAGTATCGTTCATAGTTCTTAAGCTTTTCATATTCCATTTATCAAACCTCCGCGAATAGCCACATATTTCCCGTAGCTTACAGGGCATTCTCCGCGCTTTCGGCGCTCGTTGTTATATTCATCCAGCTCTCTTAAAAATGAACCGAGCTTGTCCCGCTCCCTTATTTTTTCGGCTTTTCTTTTCAATTTTAGTTGTTCTTGTGCTATTTTTTGATTTTCCATTCTCACTTGTTTAGCGCATGAATCACAATATTTCCGAGACGAGTTCGGTCTCTTCAATATCATCGGAGCACCACACACTTCACACTGTCGCTCAATCATCATCGTACCTCCCTGAAACCACCAGACACGCCCACATAACAATAGGGCATGATAGAAGCAATACAATTCCCACAGCCTTTACGAAAGCTATGATTATTTCGAGCATGCCGGGGCCTCCTATTCAATTGTGGAAATCTCAGGGAGCCACATTTTGGGGTTGAAATTCAGCGTGTACTTATACTGGTTGACATCTTTAGATGTGACATCCTCCACCACATAAGTGACATTGTCGCTCAGGCCGATAAAGTGCTTTTTATATTCTCCGTTCTCGTCTTCGACTACGATTTCCAGCTGATTATCCTCGGTATCCGCCGTGATGCTCATTTTGCCCGTCATCTGGAACAGGACATCGCCTTGCAGGCAGTTTATTACCGTCACCTGCCGGATATCGTTGAAATTGTCTGCCTGCTGAGATAAATTGTAGGATACCCGCTCTGCTTCGGTAGAGCAGCCGGTCAATGCCATCACAATTAACCATGCCATCATCAATAAGGCTACAACAATTCCATTTTTCATATTTTTCCTCACTTTCATTTTGCGGCCTACTTGAGCCTGTTTTCCAGCCTGCGCACCTTGTATTGCCTGCGATTTTCTACAGCGTCAAAGCACTCGTACATCATGCAGAGTTGTTCCAACATGATGGATACGTCCGCGATCTCGTCAACGATGGCATCCGTTGCCGCTGGCTTTTCGTTCACACCTGCCCTCCGCATTTTACAAATCGCCTTAATAAGCTCGCCCATTTCTTCGATGGCTACATCTTCTTGAGCAGTCTGGCCATATGTAAGGATAGCCTTTTCAAATACTTCTTTCATTGGTTTTCCTCCTCACACATTTTTTACGCCTCTGCCCACCGGAATGAGCGAATATACGCCAATCACAGGCGCAAGCGGCAGGCTCGCATGACAGGCAGTCACCATCATGACAAGCGCATTTTCGTCAACTTTGGCGCTGTCATGCATGACAATAGCATCCGATTCGCCCCTGCGCGTTTTCACACGCACGCGCTGCCCTTTTTTCAAGTCAACAGGCGTTTCAAAAAGATAATTACCGAATCCATAGTCGGCTTCATGCCTTACAAGTACAACGTTCGTCATTTCTTTGTCTCCTTTTTCGTAATCTTTCTTACCATCACAAGTAACTCGATATCTTCAGCTGTTAACATATCCGAAAATTCAGAAAGTTCCACACACTTGGCCATCCAGAGTAAAACGCGGTCTGCGGATTTCATATCTGCGTAAACCTGTCGTTCAAATTCACTCATGCTGTACGCCCTCCTTCGGCATTTCCCAATCCGATGGAATTTTTGCTTGCAACGTACAATCACCGTTTTCATCTGCAAACCTACACTTATCGCAAGTTAGTTGCTTATCGCAATATCCTGCAATAATCTTTGCTGCTTTTTCAGCCCTTATCGTTTTCAGAAAAAACATTTTGATTACCCTCCTTTTCACGGCAAACCACAAATTCGCAATGCCCATCGAGCGGGCAGCTGGTGCAAGTCCGTGTGTCCGTATACGTTTCCACACGCTTTAAAATGCTGCATCTTTCAATGGTTTTCGGCACATACGCCCCGCACGGCCATGTCAAAACCGAGCCTGTCTGGCAATCATCGTACTTGGTGCAGTTTTCGCACTTCATAATTACTCACTCCTTTTCGGCTTTGAGCGGTAAGCAAGCCATGTTTTGCCGTAATCTTCAAAATCCAATTTCACATTGCCAAGAAGTCTATCCGGCTTGTATTCCCACAGGGTGTGAGCCTGCGACGCTGCGATGTACGCCCACCCACTCACAGTCAAATCGGGGTCTGATGAAATAACCCACACCCATTCCCCATCCATCCCACGCAGCTCCTCCAGCGTCAGCAGCTGCTGGTTCTCGTGCTCCGCCTTGTATCGGTCGCGCTCTGCGGACACCGTGGCAAGTTCGCCTATGAGATTCGTGTTGTCGATTCTTTCGTTGGTTAATTCGGCGCGCAATTGTTCAATGCGGTCTGCGGCTTCAGCTGTAATGCCTCCATGATTTTGGTATTGAGCGGAGTATGCGTTTAATCGCTCCACAAGCTCTTTATCTGTCATTGTCGGCCTCCTTAAAAAAGCAATTCCCGCAATTGTCGTAACGCATAGGCAAATCTTTTATGCTCTGCAAAATTTTATAGGCTTGCAGCAATTGGGTAAGGTTGAAATATCCGAAGTGACATTCATTGACCGGAATGCCCATCTGTCCAGCAAGCCATGCATACAAGTCTTTCCGTTTTTTTTGAGCTTTCGGCTTTCCTTGCCACAACGGGTCAAAAAGAGAATGGCACATCTTTTTTCCGTTTCTCATTCGCTCATCCGCCAAAATCCCAAACGCTTCCCTCGGACGCGGCTTGTGAGTTCCAACATATGCTCCGCATGATTGGCACAAGTAGCAATACCCACTTCCATATTCCCGTCCATAAATGCGGGAATTTGATGTGTAAATGACCCTGCCACCACAGATATTACACTTTGTCGGGTGTGTGTTTATCATGCTCTGCCTCCCTTTCCTTCAGCGCGGCCTCGTCTCCAATTTCCCACCGCAGTTTCATCTGCGCCGGGCACAAATCCACTTCCGGGCGTCTTTTGCCTGTCCAACGCAGCCCGCCAGCTTGTCCCACACATTTCCAGCCCGCCGCACGCAGGCTTGTGCCCGGCTCAGTGTCCAAGATATAAGTAATCAACTTGCGATAGCCCATAGCCCTTACAGCCCGCCATGCGGCAGCGTAGAGCATTGAGCATGCATTACGTGTCCCGTCCGTACAAAGACGGTTTACTTCCAGCGTCCACCCATCGTCAAGGTGCCTCGACACCGGACGGCCAACAATGGCAACGCCGACTATTTTCTCTCCGTCTGTGCAGGCGATGGAGAACTTATGGCCGACCGTGGGCCTGTGATGGCGGTGATGCTCTGCGACAAAAGCGTTTGCTTCTTTCAAAGACACCGGGCATACTTCAAGCATTGTTTTCGCCCCCCATCGCATCCAGCGCGGCCTCGGCGGCTTCGCGGGTCAGAAATACGGTTTTGCCGATGTCCTGTAATTCGTATGATGTAACCGCATTCCGAAAGTTTTCAGCGTGTATCACTAAATGATTCACACTTTTAGACAGAAGCATCGACAGGGATATCACGATTTTCTCTCTTACTTCTCCGAGCGTAACATCGTATAATTTATCCTCCACATCGCACGGCAGCACCACAAGCCGCCCCTTTTTCTCCGCCTGCGCCAGTTCCTCCGGCTCAAGCCCCGTTTCCTCGTAGGCGGCGAGGCGAGCTGCCAGTTCTTTTACACAATCGACAAATTCATCTACCGTATCATCTTTAACTGGCGGGAAATTTTTATGCGCCCAAAATTTACCATCGAAAACAGTAATTCTCTCCATTTTATACATCCTCTATTCGTGTATCCCGTTTTTTCTTAATCTTTTTAACGATAACATGTTAAACACATCAAATTCTGTTGTACCTATTTTTGTTTCTCCTGCATGCGGATTTTTAGGAGCGTTATCACCGATTGGGTTTGATTCTGTAAATTTTTTGCTCTCATTGCAAAATTTGTTTAATAACTCATAAAATTCTTTTGGCTTATTCCAAGCTGGAAATTCTTTATACTCTTCAATTGCTGTATGCAAATACTTCCAATAATCATTCAATGTCAATCCTCCTTGTAGGCTTTAGGGAATCGTATACTCGCAATCACAACCGAGCCATGCGGCAATTCCTTCCATGTAAAATTACCCGTCGGATATTCACTTCTGTATGCTGGCATTACAATCCCGTCTTTAAGTGTCACTAAATACCATCCAGCCTTTTTAGGGGCTTTTGTTGACCATCTCATTTCATTCCTCCCGTATGTCTCCGGCCCACTGCTCGGCCATGGCTTTTGCAATGCCGGGAAATGTCTTTGCGCGGTTTTTGGCCCTGTCTTTTGTAAACATTCCCCTATGCTTGTCTTGATGTTTATGAGAATACGAACCAGACGGACACCATGTGGCAATAGGCTGAACAGGCTCAACAGGTACAAGAGGTTTTACCCCGCGTTCCCATAAACAAGTTTTTTTCGTGTAAGGATGTTCTTTTCCGTAATAGTCGTGTGGCTGGACTGTCTGCGTATATGGCGGCAATTCATAAATTCTACTCGGAACTGGATTTTCTACGACAACTCGATCACAATCAGCTTTCCAAAGGGTTTCAAAAAACGCTTTCGCTTCAAGTCCTTTTTGATAACGTTCTTCGTTCAGCTTATGTCCTTTCCAAAGATGCCTTGCTCCTGCGTTTGATAGATAAGTACAAGGCGGGTGACAAATTAATAAATCCCATTTTGATGTGATTTCATGTTCTTTCCCGTCCATTGTTTTAAATTTGCACTGTCCATTTATAAGCGGAATCACATCTTGCATGATGTGCCATTCTGGGTGCCCGCCGCTGCATGGTTCAATGTCGCAACTGTATGCCTCATGTCCTAGCCTGCGCATTTCGATTGTTACCGCCTGCGATTCTTCGCAGGCTACTAAAATTTTCACTTCGTGTCCTCCCTGCGCTTGCCCCAACTGCAAAAATCGTCCGGATTTTCTCTGTCCATATGATGGGAACACCATCCTAATCGAGGTTTGTTATAGTTTCGGCACTCCCAACAGTAGCACGCGCCTGCCGCGTGCGCCGGATCGATGGTGGGTGCGTTCTCTGCCATCCCATAGGCCAGATCGATTGCCTTGTCATATCCATCGGCCCAGCTTTCGGGCGGCGCTCCGCAGCCTCCAACATCATGCAATCGCTTCAGCAGCGCCTTTCGGCTTATCAAATCGTCCACGGTCTATTCCTCCCACATATCCATCTGGTCATTATTGGCTTCTTCCTGTGTCCTGTCATGCATCCACCAGTCGAAGTATTCAATTCCCGTAGACGCGAGCTTAAACGGTTCCAGCCCGTCCCTGATACGGTCATCAATGATATGCTGTGCTGTGCGTATATACTGGTCGCGGAATTTGGGCCATCTATTAAACTCATGCTCACGCCCCGCGCGGCGCGCCATGGGGCAGCCGATACAGCCGAGCCGCGTAAATCCCTCATCGTACAGACTGCATTGCTCCAACCCTACATCCTTGGAATAGTCCCAGATATCCGAATCTGTCCAATATGCAATCGGATTCACACGCCGCTCAGCGGTTGCATAGCATTGTTCAAATATGCGCCGATTTTCACTATTATCGAATGGCATTACGATATTTTTTCCGTCCTTGCCATGCTCCACAATTTCAAGCTCATTGCGCTTTTTCATTCGATTTGAACTCTCGAATTTGCGCACACCCATGCTTTTAATCGCCTTTTCGGCTTCCGGTACAGGGCGCTCTTTTAATGCCTCACAGCAGAATCGTCTTTGTCTCATTGGCAGCATTCGCTTTTTTCTACACAGCGCCCACATGCTGTACTGGTACATCACGTCATAGGTCAGATATCCCAGATCGCGGTATGCCTGGAAATTTGCACGCTGGAAATAGACAAGCTCAGGCGGGTCGATTCCCGTGATGCTGTGCAGATAAAAATGCTTCACTCCGGCCCGTCGCATCAGATGTCCAAGCACGCGGCTGTCCTTTCCCTCAGATGTACATACACAATAGCCCCTTGGGTCTGCGTGAAGCGCTGCGCCCTCGTAGAACTGCAGCAATTTTATAGCTTCCACATCCGGTGCGTTTTTTGTTTCGCCTGCTTCGTTCCACTCAAGTTGATAATCCATTCTTTTCTCCAATCACATTGGCTCTACGCCCATCTTTTCATATGCAACCGCTATAGCGTGCCGCATCTCATCTGTAAACGTATCTCTGCCGCCCTGTGCGAGGATCTCCAGCAGCTCCTTCCGCATCCGCGTATAAAATGCTCCGACCTCTCGCTCGTCAAGCTCAAGCTCTATCGCGGTGTTGTAGTGCGCCAGCGCCATGGCTTCACACACAGCATCGATTCCTTCACGAATCCCGTTGTTTTTTGCACGGGCAAGCGTAAGCGCAAGGTTTTTGCTCATCTTCTCCCGGCCTCCCATTCCCGGTAAATCTCCATGTAGTCGTCCAGCCGCATTGTAACCAACCACTGGCAGTTATTTTTCCGGTGCATCACCACGGGGAGCATCCCGTCCGGTGCGTCATGCTCGGCCTGTGACATAGCGGCGTACAGGTCAAGCCTTTCCACACGCTTACATTCGATGTGCAGCCCCGGCAGGCCTACAACGTCGGCATCGCCGTTCACACCGCAATACTGCTGCCCTCGTCTGGCATCATATCCGTGCCTACGAAGTTCTCCGGCCAACTCACGCTCCCCGCGTTTCCCTTTATCACGGCTGTTCATGGCTCCTCCTTAAATACCACTTCGGTAAACTGCTGGTGCAGCCCGTTAAAGTTCATCGGGATATCACCGGTCCGTCCCTCTTTGTTCTTTGCGATGATTACTGTATATTCCCGCTTATCGTCATCCTTGTGCAACAATAATATCTCGTCTGCATCCTGTTCTATCTGGCCGCTTTCCCTCAAATCTTCCATGCTTGGCATCTGTCCCGCCCCACCACGGTTGAGCTGAGATAGAGCGATCACAAGCATGTTTGTGGATTGTGCCCAATCGTGCATCGCAAGAGACGCATTTGTTACCTTTTCGTACCGCGTCTTTCCGTCGCTCTTTACAAGCCCGAGATAATCCACCATTGCAACATCCGCTTTCCTGCGCAAAGCCTCGGAACGCATCCACGCCACGCCTTTCCCACTTGCCGGAACGATTTCAATCGGCAACGCCGCCAGTTCATCCATCAAGTTCAAATCAACGGTTTTCATGTCAAGCGTTCTGCGCTTCACATCGTCGAAATCGAGACCGCACCAGTTCGTTGCCATTCGGTTTACCAGCTTATCCGGACGCGTTTCCAAACTAAAATATACGACCTTGTACTTGTTCTTTGCGAAATTCAATGCCAGCGCCAATGAAAACGCCGTCTTTCCCGCGCTCGGCCTTCCTCCGATGATGACGAAATCGCTTCGGCTCATATAGGAGTATTTATCCAGCCTCGAAAATCCCGTTTTGAAATACTCCTGCTCTCCTTCCGACTGCTGACGCAGGAAATCGAGTACCCCGTTCATCATGGAAACCCCTTCGCTCTCCGCTGTTCCGTTCAGCAAGCGAATCAGATCATCTGCTTTTTCTCTGGTTTCTTCCACTGTAAGGCCTTCAGACGCGATGGAAAGCCCAATGCTCTGTGCCCTCGTTAAAACTGCATTGTCCTTCACGGTTTTGCAGTAAGATTCATATGCGGAATACGATACAGGCGCTTCACAGCATCGCAGCACAAGATCCTGCTTTCCAGGTAATCCGCAAACTGTAACAGTATCGATTCTTCCAACACGCTGCCATAACTGGTGCAGTTCTTCAAACAGTTCCGAAAGGTCAAGGTCCGTGAAATCGGATTTGTCCAACATACCGAATACCTCTCCCGGACAATTCTGGTTCTGTATGAGGCATCCAATCACCGCGACTTCCGCACTATTCAAGTACCGTACGCCTCTCTTTCTTTTCCGTGCAATTCCTTCTCTCCCACGTCCTTACAGCGGCACGCCAATCTTTCATCCGGACTTTTCCAAGCATCCAGCCGCGGGCTTCGTGGTAGTCATAAAATGCCGATGCATCAATTCCGTTTTTTCGATCTGCACAATATGATGCAATCTCTTCCACAGACGGCTTTTTGAAGCTGCCGTATGTGTTCGCAGATGCACTCTCAGTCGTAACAGATTTCGATGCGTGTGCGTCACTCTCTTTTTTATTATTTTTTTTATATATATGTATGTCGTGACCTTTTGTCACAGCCAGTTGTGACCTTTTGTCACATCTAGTCGTTTCGATTTCATCAAAAACCGCATTTAATTCATGCACATTCAAGTGGTAAAAAAGCCTGCTTGGCACGCCCATGCGTTTGCTTTCAATCACGTTTCGGTCAATCAGGGCCTGTAGCGCGGAGCGCTGCTGCTTTGCTGTAAGCCCGGTATCACATTCGATGTCATCACGGCTCACGCAAAACCAGCCGTCGTGTTCCACCAAAAAACCGGAATCAAATGCGTATTGATACCGCGCACACAATTCTCCAACCATGATCGCTTCATTCACGCCAAGAACACGGGCAAGTGCCTTGTTGTACATGATGTATCCGGTGTTGGAAAGTAATTCTACCGCGAGATTCATTTCTTATCCTTTCAATCCGTAACGCCTGCAAAGCCTGTCATCCAGTGTTACAGGCGATAGGTGGTACTTCTTCAAAAACGTATCACGTCCCAACGTGTGCGCTTCCATATGCTTTTCGTGCGAAAGCGGAAGCACACGCATACCTTTGTGCACAATTTCTTCCCTGTCCCTACCAGCACCAACCGCATCAATGTGGTGCAGTTCACAGACACGTCCGGTTAAACAGCACTTTTTGTTCATCAGACAAGCATATACATATCGTCCAATATCCGGACTGTTTTCAACGAAATCCTGCTTTGTTGGTACGCCCCAACGGACACAAAACTCTATGACAAACTCGATAAACCGGTTCGCTGTGGTAACGCTGCAATCCCCGACGGAAAAATATTCTCCGCCTGTTTCTGCAACGTATTGATATTTCATCAGTTCTTTCATGTCCTCCGGAGGATACCCAAAATGCATGGACATGTCACGGAGCAGCGCGTAGATAAACCTGCGCTGCCGCTCCGTGATCGTCCTGCCGTCAGAAAGCACCGCTGTGCACCTGATAGGCAACTCGGAAAGCTTGTCCGTATGTTCATATGGGACAAAGCAATAAAAGCCTTCTCCCGTTAAGACCTTCGTGATACGCGCTTCTACCCGTTCCATCAGAATGGGCAATCTTCCGCTGCGTCGATTACGGCAAAATCATCATTGCGCGCTTCTACAACGCTGGCGTCCGGGCGCATCTTCTCTTTGTATGTTTCGCTTTCTTTGATGCGGTTTTGTACCCACTCCGGAAGCTTTTGCAGATTTTCCAGCGCATCCGGCGCGTCCAAATCAAACAAAATTAAGGCGTTGGTTGTTTTTGGGGGAACACTCATGCCTTTGGGCATCTTACTTACGCTTCCCACTTTGGCGTACGGAGAGCCGTCGCTTTTTGTTCCGTGAACTACAGAGATCATACACGCCTTTCCCAATACATTCCGCAGGTCAAATCCGTCCATTTCTTCCTGCGTGAACGCCCTGCCCCTCCAATTTTCAAGCATCTTTCGCAGGTTCGCCTTTTCCCCCAGCGAATTTGTATAGGTCTCTGAAATTGCTCTCGGCTTCATTTCTCCCTCGATCTCGATTTCCTCTCCGGGAAGCTCCCACATGAAAATGACTTTCTGCGCATAGTTGTTGAAAGTCTTATTGTATTGCTGCCCAATGTCAACAATGGCATAACACATGGCAGGGTAAGAACCCGCCTCCAAAATCGGGAATTTAGAACCTCCGGAAGCTTTTGCAATTAAACTCATTTCTCGTCGTCCTTTCTGAATGGATCATATTCTCCGCCGGGTTCAATCGGCGGAATCGGTGTTCCCTCGGGCGGGAACAAGAGGGCACCAGCCCGGACGCTCCCGCTCCGGTGATAATATCCAGTTGTATTGTGTGGCCGGAGTAGCCTTACAAAAAAAGCGGTTGAAAGCATCTTCGTGCCGAAGAAAAGGGCAGTATTGACATACTTCACGCCCTTCCGGGAAAAACACGCGAATGCTGGCGCGATATTCCGTGTAGTAGGATATCCCATCGCAGAATCCTTTCATGCTACCAACGCCATATCTTCAGCATATTCCCAAACATATGTACCCGGCTCTGCAACGATCTCGTTCTCGTCGTCTGCGTCCACAAGGTATTCATCATCACGCACCGTGCAGCATTCGCTGCATCCGAGCACGGCTCCGCGTAAATCAAAATACAGCTTTTCGTGGTATCCGAGACGCGTGTGGCATATGCTGCACTTCGGGTTTTCGCCTTCATCACAAGGGTCCCATGCAATCGAGACACCAACAAAATTCAGTTCATACATTTGACACGCCTCCCGTTTCGTGGTATTTTTTAGATGTAGATTTTTTGTCTGCGCCTCTGTT